TCTCATCGAAGGGATAGCAAATGCAAGATTTGCATTTGGGAAAAGAATTGAGACTCCTCCTGGAGAATATTTTATGTGTCAGGCTCATTTAATTGCTCCTGTACATGTGAGTCTTATCAATCAAACTAAATTAAATGAGTGGTTTAAGGATGGCTTAGAGAGATCGGAAATATGGATGAGGCCAAAAGATAAAGTAATTCGCATGCTTGCTCAGATAAGTAAAGAAGAAGAAATGCACAATGAAATTGTACAACAAGGGCGCGCAAAGGAAATAGAAGTTAATAGGTGGGGAGCTGATTCTATAAGAAAAAATGGAAAACACAGCTGCGTCACCTGGGTTCGAGAAAAACTACAAATAGCGGATATTTTCCTGCCAAAAAGTCTTTCTGGCCCGATTATTACTATTTCAAAAGTATATACAGAATCCTTATACTATTATAAAAAATTTCCAGCAGTGGTACAAATATAATTAAGGATCTATATGTTACAAGATCTAGCCTGCCTAAGTTCACCATGTTATTCTTATCTGGCGAACTACAAAATCCAACACGCTCTCTATAAATGGTGGGATAATTACACGCCGCCAGAAAATGATTGCGTAAGAATTCCTGGACTATGCGTTTGGACTGCTTCTTCGTTAGTGACACTAGTAACGAGAGTTGCCGGTGTTGCTGAGGTTTTTTTGATAGGAGCAGGAACTATATTTATTAATCCAAAAACTGGTTTAAAAGAAGTTTTTATAGAAACCCCAAAAAATATGTTGCGGGTAATACACATTCCTTTTATGTTTTTTGGTGGTACAATTTTGACATTAGCTGATCCGAAATATTTTACTATCTTTACTTTGGAATCTGCAAAAGCGAATCTAGAGCATGCCAGGAACAAAACCATAGGAACGAAGAAACACGCAATAGATGTAGGTTGCACAGATGGAATGGCAAAGAGAAAGTTTATGGAATATCAGGAAAAATTTAGGAATATACACGGCAGACAAACATGGAAATTGAAATTTTATTAAACAACAGACTTCGGAGGTGTTCCCAACTGCTTTTTCGAAAGATTAGCCATTCCCACAGTATCGTCTCTTATTCTTCCTAATTTCTGTTTGATGCCTGTACCATAATTATCTCCCATGCCATATTTAGTATTGGCTTCGTGAGAGAATCTAGGCTTCTTGTATTTGGAAGGATCTCTATTCGGTTGTTGGGCTTGTTGGGCTATTGCCATTATCTTTCATCTTCTCTTACTGTTGGGTTTAAAGAACATTCATCTATCCTAATTATCATTGCCAATTCCTCAGTTAGTACTCCTAAATGAAAAAAAGCCGAACGATCATGATCGTTTATTAAAAAATTGTGAATAGCTGTAATCTGATTTAGAATTCTTAACGCTTCTTTTCCTGTCATTTATCCTCTATCGTCAACTCGCATTGTAGTACGTCTTCCAAATGGTAAAACATCTGCTATTGGTTTTGGGTTACCTTCATGTCCTACAGGTTGATTTCTTCCAACTCCATAATGAGTGCCTGCATTGATAAAGTTGCTTGTTCTCTCGTCATATTTAGGACAACGAAAATCCCAAGGCGACTTCTTTCCATCAACTGGCTGATCTAATTCTCTTTGTTCTTCGATCGCAATCGGATCTTTGAATCCTGACTTGCAGTTGATCTGCTCTTTGTTTCTTTTCATTTTATCTCCTTTCCCATCCTGTGTTTTCTCTATTTTGATATACAGCCCAGGGAGAAGCGCTTGCATCAATCCAAAATTGGACATAGACCATATCGTATTTATCCGGAGGTCTATTAGAAATTAGGCAAGCAGTCATACCTGTATTATATTCTTTCTGTAAATTGTCTAAGCAGCCACAATTACAATATTTTTTCTTGACTGTCATCTAGGTAGTTTCCTGTCATAATAGTCATAGAAATCTGCAATAATTTCTTTTTCAGTCCTAATCAATAATAGATCAGGATATTTTTCACATTGAGATTTTGCCAATTTATAAAATTCTTGGTCTGGCAAATTCATTACTTTTTCATCTTTCATAAAAATAGCTAGGTAGGAGTTTCACCCACTTATTAGATCGCTAATACACCTCGGACTAAGATGGCTTCCAATCTTCAGCATCTAGCTATAAATTAATACCGATAACCAGGTTTCATAGAATGAGCTTTCGCTTTCTTTGCACCAGTCATCTGCACTGATTTAATTGCTTCTGTTGTATCTTCATACGTTGGAAGATGACCGTCACCCTCAGCAGAAGATTCATGTTTCACTTTAGCCCCTTCTGGAAATACTGATCCTTTAGAAGCCCCACCAGCCCAAAAGCGGTGGTCGTCAATTCTTTGGCCGCCTGACATACTTACCTCATCGCTAATTGTTGTTGAGGCATATTCTGCCTCGGTTGTTGATTTCCCATAATTTGAGAAACGAAATCATTTGCAAGAGAGGTTCGTTTTGCATCTACTTTCTCAGTGTCTTCTTTCTTCTCTTGATTATACTCTATACTATCAATTTGATTCATCTTTAACATTGTCTCAATCTCGCCGTATTTGGCAATAACATCAACCATTTTCTCCAACGCTTCCATCTTTGCTTTAGTCGCCAAGGCTCTATTCTGTGTAATCTCACTTAAACGCTCCTCGAACAGACCAATATCTGCCTCTGCTCTGCCATGTCTTTCTCTTGCCATTGCAATATTAGCAGCAGCACGTGACATGAGTTCTTTGAGTTTTGCTTCCTCGAATGAATGTTGGATATTCTGTGCTTCTGATTGTACAGCAGACGCTTGCTGTTCTTGTTGTTGTAAGAATGGTATGATTTCCCCTTTGCCAGTGATATTAAGTTTTGGAATGATCATAGAAGGTGGAAACACTTCTCTGCCAAATGTGGCATTAATATCCATCATTTGCTGCGCTTGCTGATTGCTTTGTGTTGGGGTAAGCTCTCCCTCTTCTACGAGGACGTTATATTTTGAGAAGATTTTGGAGTAGAAGAATGCTGTTGGTTCATCATTAATCAATAATTTGATTTTCTCTGCATTCCAATTATTAAGCACAATCTGGAGAAGTTTATCTCCCACCAATTTCAATGAGAGGTCCCATTGATCAAAATATTTCTGGAGAACCATTAGGTTGGCTGATTGTTTGATCATAGCAGTAAGAGCACTTGTCTGCTTATCTTGTTGACCAGACCAGTTTTCTAGATTAATTCCAGATGTTTGGAACATTAGATTCATCATTTGATCAGCCAAAGCCAAATCTGATTCAGGAACGCCACTTGGGATGATCTTCTCAACATCAGTCATCTCATAGCCTTCGTTGATGACAATATCCCATCCTTGGCCAGACTTTTTGAGATTATCCTCATTGGCTACAGCGCCTACTTTACGCTTCCATCCAGCGTTAATAGTAGCAGCCGTGATATCGTTATTAGTGATCACTCTCCAGTTATAGAGAAACTGAGCGTCTCGCATAGTACGAATAAGCCCGCGACAACGTAAATCGTAATAATTGTTATGTGGTTCATAGTTCCAAAATACGGGTATGAAAGGACAAGAATCAAATCCTAATGGATTATCTCCTTGAAACATAAGTTGGTCATTCAAAATAGTAGCCAATTTCCAGCATGGGACTTCCAATTCTACTATTTCTATATCTGGCATTGAGCGTAAAATAGGATCTAGATCAGCGTCTTGTGCAAAGTCAAAGAATTGATTTCTGCTGTGGCTGTATAGTTTTTTCTTCTTTCTCTTCCATTTGTACCATACATAGCTCAGAACCATCAGGTCATTTCTTGCCATATTGTAATTTTCTGGTAGGAAATAGAATGAACCATAACGTTGCGGAGTTCCGGACATAGGAGCGATTGCCTCTATTTTGTCAGGAAATCGTTCTTCGGCTTCTTTTTTAGAAACGTATTCCTGACACCACACAAATTGAGCATCAGACATGTCATGATTGCGGAAATAAGGATCGACAAGGAAGGCATTATATTCCCATACTTTCAGTTTAATAGAACCTTGTGCTGGATCATCTTCGAAATCTAGGTAAGGTTGTAAGAGAGTCAAACCAGTAATAGTCGCCAATTCGCAAGCTCGAGAGAACTGCTCATTGATTCCTTCTTTATTGCAAACATGTGTGATTAATCGAGTATATTGGTCGGTAGTTTGCGCATCTGCCCCTTCTGTAGGAGTATAGACAATGCCTTTTCTGTGTTGCCTTTGATAACCAGTGATCATATTCACTGGCTGCTGGACGATATTGAAGTAATATTGGTTGGCAGAAGAGGTAGGAGAGAAATTAAAATATCTATTTACAAACGTCTGTGAACCAGCATAGAATAAAGTATCGATATTGGATTGATTCCAACGACTTTGCTCTATGGGCTGGAATTTGCTATAGAGATTATCTAGCCACTGGCGTACATTTCCTTGATTAGGTTCGAGCGCGTTATTCCAGGGAGGATAGTAGAATGTCACAAAACCTCAAAAAAGGATTTGGACACATACTAAACTTTTTAATATAATAAATTCAATGTAAATTGAGATCTATGATTGCATCTCGTACTTCTTGCATTTTCCTACACATCATAGCTGTATGAAAATCTTGAGCCATAACTTTGGCTAGTTGTATTGAATCTTCGACCGTGTAACCTGGATATTCTTCTTCTAAGATTTTGAACGCTTCTCTTAGATAATGCTGTCCTGTCCTAACAGCTTGTTGTAAAGCATCATTCGGTTCCAAATCTACATCACTCATAGTTTACTCATAAGTTTGGGTAATTGTTAAAAGAGGGAATTCATACCACCAATCATCTTCTTCTATTTTTAATTGATTATTAGAAAAAGACCTCCAAATCATTTTGCCTGATCCATTATTTTCAAGTTTAGCAATCGTATATTTCAAATGTTTATGATTCGACCTCCATACGATGACTGACCTACCTAATTCAGGTTGATGTTCACGAAAAATCTTCCATTCCATTAAAACCTCTGTCCATATCTATTATTCCAATTCTTCTAGACCAGTCGCATATGCTATCACCCAATCAGCATCCTCTTTTTTGTGTCCAGTTGCCATCATGTATTTTATAATAGAATCCAAAAATTTATACATTTCAATTGGATCATCGAGTTCTGGATTTTCCATTTCTTTTTTGATTTCTAAAACTGCTTTCTTCAATTGATCGAATTTACCTATGGATTTCGCATATTCTTTATTCATTATTCCTCTCGCCAAATTAATTTTGCCGCTTCATCAAAGAGATCGAACTGTAAATTATTTACATGCTTAACTTCTCTTCTCAATGCTCTTACCACTTCTTTTTTTGTAAATCCGTTTTCCTTCAAGATTTTCATCTTTGAAAGAGTAATGTCGAATACTTTTTCCTTAAAATTTGCCCTTTCATTTATCAAAGCAATACATTTTGAATTCTTGCATCGCAGATTGCTCACATGACAAGTGCATGCGAAGGATTCATTCATATTACCCTCTTTTCCGTATCTATTATTCCAAGTTCTTTAAATGTTGTGCGTCATTATCAGGTAATTTCATACACACTTCTTCTTCATCATGTTCACATACAACAAACATATCAAAAGATATACCACCAGATCTATTCAATAGATAATCAAATTCTTTACATTCGCCACATAGCTTATCTGGATTTTGTTTTGTCATTACTACATTCTCTGTCCAAATCTGTTATTCCAGCTCTGTTTATGCTTTAACTCATCATAAGGCTGATATATATTAACTTTGTGTGTATTTATCACATATCTCAATGCATCTATCGCATGATCATCCTTCTTTAATGGTTCATCATATCCTTTTTCTGCAGCCTTTGGGTCCCACACATAAGACTCTATCTCCCGAATAGTGTTTTTACATTCAGAACATATGTATAGCATTCCTCTTTTCATTTCGGAAGTCATCTTATAAATCCCTTCCTCAACATTATTATCAGCATCTACAGGTTTCATTCCAAGTTTTCTTAATTCTGCTTTGAAAGATGCGGCGCTTGGGTCAATGTAAAGCTGCTTTACATCGTAATCTTGTAGAAATTCCTGTACATCTATCGCTAATTCGAGGTTCGTTTTAGTTTTTTCTCTCTTCTTATGATCCCAATAGTATTCTTTTTCGACCCACATCACTTTTTGAGTTTGAGAATTCTTCCCAGAACATACCCCAATAAGAAGACAAGCAAAAGGATTGGAAGCCCCATAATCGATACCGGCAACCCAATAATCAGCCGGTGCAGGAGGCCTTTTGACAACGTATAACTTAGGATCAAAGAAATCAAAAATAGCACCCTCAGCAAGGCACCATAAGCCGAGATAATTACGTTTATAGAAAAGACCTGTAGAGGAATCACGAATACGCGCTTTATATGCATCGTCCACATATGGATTGTCGTCCAAGGTAAAATGAAGAGCATAGTAGTTGGGATCTCCTTGTTCTGCTTTATCTATCCATTGCTTTACTTTATGTTTCGGATGACTTGGATTCATAGCAGCGAACCCCTTACTATGTGTAAGAGATAAACGGCTATCAATCATATCAACAATGGATTCGGGATAAAGGGTCATTTCATCACAATAGACAAGACTCATTGTCAATCCCTGAAAGTTTCCTACAGCTCCTTCGTCTTTAGCGCCCAGAACGGTGATAATTTTATCTTTGAAATAAAGTTTCTTTCCAGACCAATTGAGGAAAGGACGATACACAAGCATCTCTTCCGATTCCATATATAAACGGATAACGTTCCTGTGGGCACTATCAAAGTTGTGACCAACGATGTAAATCCGAGAATCTGGGCATTTATTTACGGCATGCATGAAAGCAAATGCGCTACAGACAGTCTTGCCACTACGCACACTTCCATGCGCAAGATTCCACTTACGAGTGGCATTAGAAATAAATTCAATTTGCTTTTTACTTAGCGGTTCTGGCATGGTTCAATAATAAAATTAATAGTGCAATTGCGATTGAGGATAAGAAATATATGGAAGAAAATTCTAGAAAACCTACTAGAAAGGAACTTATAGATATGCTTGATGAGATGAATGTTAATATAGAGAAACTTCCTCCCTATGCACTTTCATCCCCTGTCTCTAATTTAGATATGTCGGCTCTTTTGATATTGTTATCTGCAATATTTAGATCTGATACGGATTGCAAGTGATCGACCAATGCTGTTGTTTTGTCTAATTTCTCGTTTTCTTGTTCCGTTACCACTTGCGGTTTGTCTTCCCATTCTTTTCCGTGTGAGTGAGAAAGTATCCATCTTGCATGGTATGCATCCTTTTTTTTCCTAAGATCATATGGTTCACTGACAAGTTTTGATTCTTGGATGTTGAGAGCCATTGTGACATATGAATCAAATTCAGGAGATCTAGCTCTCAGTTTCTTGATTGTATCCCAACTAATAGGATAATCGAGCAAAAGGAAATAATACTTGCACCATATATTTCCTTCTTGTTTTATCCATTCGACTAATCCCTTTCCAAGTTCTTTAAGCTCAGCATCTTTATAGTAATTTTCACCTCGACCAAGATAACCGAAGGCCCCCCCGTCATTTTTTCCTTCTTTCTTTTTCTTATCGGTAAGCTGTGTGTATTTAGGGTGATAAGGCATTCCCATTATTGAATCTCCATTATTACGCACACTTTTATAGAGTCTGGTTTCCCATCAAAGTTCTGTAACGTCTCATCAATACACTGCTTAATAATCGGCTCATCTTCTGATATAAGGAATTCCTCGTATTGTAAGAATTTCTTGGTAAGGTGTTTTTCACTGTCTTTGATCTTTACACTAATTTCAGAGAACATCAAAGCCCCTATTTCTTCTTTTTCATCATTGCCATGTCACATTTCTTGTCTCGCTTGATGTCTTCCTTCACTAATTTGTCCATTCTTTTATCGACATCTTTCTTAACTGCTTTAATTTTCTTATCCATAACTACCCCTTGTTATGCAACAATATGTAAATTAAACATTTAATTTATATCAAGATTTTTTAGCAAAAAATTTTGTTTGAGAAAAAAAAGACTAATGGTAGATTGTGAATCACATAGCGGTGTTCTATGTGGTTTCAATGTTAGGGATCGCAGACCTCCTTTTAGAATGTGTCTATAGTACGGCAACTACGATGGTAGAGAGGGCCTAAAAACCCTCTTTATTTTTTCCTCATCTCCCGCAATAAGACAATCATAGAAAATCTTTTCTTTCTCAATGAGTGTATTCAGGTAGTAAGGATCTCTTGACAACTGAACTGTCACACCTTCCGATCCATCGAAACTGTAATAATACATAGAATCTATATCACATACCCACATCTGATGTTGTAATTGAGCTGTGTAATGAGAAGGAATTTTTCCTTGTTTGGCCATATCGTGGTATTTTTTAGAGGGACACTTGATCTCAACGGCATATTTACCACAAGAACTGATCCCATCTAATGAAGCCATAGCCCAATCCTTGATGATTACACTAGGCTCTACTATGATTCCAATATCTAAAACAAAGTAAAATCGGGCCATAGGTTCGAGTTCTGTCCCTCTTTTCATTCTTTCTGTTGCTACAGAAAAAAAATTGGGATCTCTCTTTTCATAATAAAGAGTAAGTGGATCTTTCCACGGACATTCTCCCATAATGACAGGAGCATCTGTTGCTGTTATCTTTGTTTTTCTGAGTGCTAGCCACTCTTGTGATCCTTGCTCCATCATTCTTCCAATTCGTATCCACACCAAGGACAAAAGTGAATGGCGCCTAAATCAGTACCGATCCAATACTCACTATCCATATGACTAATAGCTGGCCCTTCTTCTGCAAAGTCGGTTCCCCACTCCAAGGCCTTTTCGAATTTGGAACAACAATAGCTACTCATTTTTTTAATCTCCTTTCCAAATATTCTATCTGATTTTCAAGTCTGATAATCTTGTTGGCGAGAATCCCCATAATAAATCTATGGGGTTCTGCTGACATCTCTATCCATTCCGAATAATCTTTTTCTACTTCTGCAATGATTTCTACTACATTCATGTTGCCCTTTCGATTTTTTCCTGTTTTTTAAGTTGATATTCGTTCATTTTCTTGGTTGCTGATGTTTTCATTTTTTCATAGATGTCATAAGTGATTTGACTGAGATCTGATATGTGAAATGTTTTGTTCAAATATTCGTTTACATATTCCTGGTAAGCTGGATCACATTCACTCAAAATATTTTTTAAACTTTCTATCTCAATAGTAGATATCGTTCTTTTCTGCTTATGTTCATCTTTATTAGAGTTCCTATAGGGCGTTTGCGCTTTCTCTCCGTCATCATCGTCATCCGGTGCGACACCGACGATGGCAGCGAGAGAATATCTCCTATAGTAGGTGATGGCTGACCCTAATGTTTGTGGATCGTTTTTTACTACCACTATTGGCATTTCACTTTTGATCCATTGGCCACTTGAGTGGCCGAGCATTGTGATTAATACCATTCCAAATTCTCGGTGGTCTATAGTCTGCACAACGGCTAATCCATGTTCACTCAACGAAGATCTACACGCTTCCCAAATGCTAGCCAGATCTGCATATTTGCTTTTGAAATAAGGGTTAGCCTTGTCTTTCGATGCATATTGGATCTTTCCTTGTGCTTTTGATAAGGCTGTCATGATCTCATTAATGTTTTCGCTCATGTTACTCATAGTAAGCCTCCAAATCTGCTGTTGCTCTATAGTTTTCTAAATACTTTGGCGTGTTGTTTGTAATGGCGAAAAAATCAGATGCGTCAAAACCAAACTTATTCCATAATTCCGCAGCGTGTGTGCTGTCGTTTTCGTATGCAACGCATAGTATATTAGCGAAAGATTCGGCAAAGGCGGGCGCCATAGCTTGAAGTTTTTCTAGTATTGCAATGCGTTGCTCTTTCATCTTTTCCTCAACGAATTCATAAAACATTCCTTCGTATGCAATACGATCATAATAATCATGGTTATACATGTTTCACCTATATAAAATTTTAATTTATGTAATTCAATAGTTTTTTTTCTTCTTAGTCAATACTCTTTTCTTTGTTTCTTGACTTTATCCAGCAAATGCCAAGTAGGATTTCACCTATCCTTAGGACATCACAAATATAACAAGTGTATTATTTTATGCAAACACAAATATACCATCTGTACAAAAAAAACCATTTCTGCTAATATGTTCGTCAATCGACGGAGAAAAAATGGATCTCAGAATAAAATTCAAACGATATTTGCTAGACGAGAATTTGACTGCAACCCAGTTTGCAAAAAAGATGGGTTATACCAGACCATATGTAAGCAGAATAATAAACGGAAATATAAAACCCGGAAGGAAGTTCCTGGAAGAATTACAAAGGCAAACAGGAAAGATCTTTAAAAAGTCAGACTTCATTAATGCAGACAAGAGAAAAGGAAAGCCACAAGACTCACCAAAAACAAGAAGAAAAAAACAGCTGCTGCTTCCTTTTGTATTTGATGAAAAAAATCTTTCCAAAATCTCCTCATAGAAAACCCTAGCAATAAAGTCTAACTATATTCAGTAGAAATTATTTTATCAATAATTTTATTGATTGTGTGTAATTTGCATATTCCGATTTTTGTTTACTTTATTGGGTGTTTAGGAGTATTGTGACGATTTTAAAGAAATTATAAAGAAAAAAAATACCCGCCATAAGAGCGGGTACCAAACTCTGCTAAGAGTTACCAAAAGAGGTCATAAAAAACACATTCAAAAGAGGCGATCTAAATTTCGGATTTGTTTTTGCCGAACACCGAAATCATCGTTGTATCTCCAATATAAATCCGTTCGGAATTTATTTCAACCTCTTTTGTGATTAAATTAAAGATTAATAAAAGGAGGTTTTCCATGTCTGAGAATAAATTAGATAATGAATTTTTTATTAATAGAGATCCTGAGGATTTAAAAAAGAAAGAAAAGATGAGGTCCGAAGACTTCGTTTATTTATCAAGAAGAATCCTAGGAGATCCACTAATTTCTCTTGAAGCCAAAGGTTACTATGCACAGTTGGAAGCGGGGTCAATAATAGAGGCAGACATTCCAGTAGAGTTTCTTAAAGAAACAATTAAAATTTATTACATCATTGGTACAGAGGTTTCACATGAATGAACCAACTTTCCAACGATGTGCGCATGATCGAAAAAATCCCTATGCACAAATTTCTAGAGAAATGTTTCATGACAAATCCATCTCTCCAAAAGCAAAAGGTGTGCTTGGATACTTATTAACTTTACCTTCGGATTGGCAGATTTATCACTCACAATTACAAGATGCTCTAAATGTAGGAGAAGATTACATCAATTCAGCCATGGATGAGTTAATAACACAAGGATATGCCGATAGAACTAGAGAAAAAGTAAAAGGTATGTTTCAACCTTATAAATATACCATACGAGAATTCAAAAAATGTTTACCAAACGGGAAAAACAGCTCTGGTTGTTTTACCAATGAAAACCAGAATTCAAAAAATGTTTACCAGACGGGGTTTTCCGGCCCGGGAAATCCGGTCCTACTAAATAAAGAAAGACAAAATAAACAACAACAACACGCAAATTCCGGAAATCCGACGCTATCCGGCGGAATTCCGACGAAACAGATTGATAAGGCTGCTGCTGTTCTTTCTAAAAATGCTTCAAATTTTTATTATGAATCCCTCAATGATGTAGATATTCCATTACCTGACAAGGTTGAGATCTCAAAGAGGTATTCTGCCGATGTGGTAAAAAACGCTGTTGCTTGGGCTACACACCCGGAAACTAAAATAAGCAAGGGATTGGCCCCTGCGATCAAATGGGCTTGTCTAAACAAACAAGAAGTGCCTAAAACACGAAAAGACCAAAATGAAGAGAATTTAGCCTATGCGAAAAAGTATGATGGTATGAAAAACAATGTTGCTGAAGTGACCGTTCTTACACAGGCGACCGAAATTGTTTTTCTTACCTCTCAAAGAGCGCCCATAGTGATTGCTTATAATGAAAAAGGGTTCAAAGAAATACTTGACAACACCTTAAGGAAATGTAATTTTATGGTAAAAAAGAGTGAGAAAAAAGACTCCTCGTGAAAAAGAAGTCGATTATCTAATTGAAAGAAAGTCTATGTTAAATAAAGAGTGGGAGCAATTGCTTACTGCGCTACCTCATGTTTATTATCAGACTATTGCAACTAAAATGAATGAATTAAATCATATAGATAATAAACTTATTAAATATAATTTGAGAGAATATTTAGGATGACAAAAACGATTGTCTGGGATGTTCCGATTGAAACCGTAAGCGAAATGAATTGCTCCGAACATCACATGCAGAAATATCGTCGTCATAAGAAACAGAAAGAAAGGGTGCGCCTTTTTCTAAAAAAAGATATCGAAAAAATATCCCTCCCATGTCATATTAAATTAACCAGAAAATCTCCACGAACACTCGATTACGACAATCTCGTTTCCTCTCAAAAATACGTATTAGACACTGTATGTGATTTGCTTATACCAGGATTAGCCCCAGGGAGGGCGGATGGAGATCCTAGAATTACGAAGAGCTATCATCAAGAGAAAAAAGAAGAAAGCAAGAGAGACTCTGTTCTAATTGAAATTGCGTTTTAGTAAATTATTATTTTTGTCTTGGTAGTTAAAGATATTAATTTGTTTCAAAAAAAAACAGACCCCTCTTGCCGGATTCCCTTTGCGTTTGCGATATCAATTCTATTTTCAATTACTATCTTATTTACCAAGAAAAAAAATCAATACCAATTTCATTCTTTACAATAAATTTACAAATTAAATTAAATCTATAATTTGAATAAAGAAATTTATTGACAAATAATTTTTCAAAATATAGCTTTACAAGCGTACAAAATTTAACCGGAGGGTTAATATGTTGCACATTGTAGGGAACTATATGAAACATGGATATATGTTCCTGGAAAAAGGTCTTGCACATCCAAGTTTTCTAGGAAGAGCAGTATCCTGGGGAATTTTCTATGGAACATTGGCTCTTATCGTAAGCAAGGTCTCTCATTATGCTTATCCCAAAATCAAGGAGTACTGGGATTCAAGAAATAAATGCGTTTGTGAACGAGAAACTCCAAAAGGAGAAATCGTGTTGACGGATCGAAAAGAACCCCTAGAAAAACCAAAGGTACCAATAAAAGACAAACCACCAATACCTCCTCCTAATAATATCGTTTCTAATGAGTGTGACGAAGAAGAAACGGGCGAAGTTCAAAAAAAAAAGGAAGCTTAGTGGTTTAGAAAATGACCCATGGAATGTGGTTGGAGAAAATGATTGTTGACTTGGAAAAATAAAATTTGATATTTAAGTGGAATCTATTTTCGCATATAGATAGAGGCCTGTGTACATCGCTAGGATATACAGGTCTCTTTTTAACATGACATCTCAGAGATACGAGATTAATGTCGAATGTTCAAAAAACATGCCCCACCTGTCATGCTATCTATATAGGCGATGGCTATAAAAACTCCTGCACAAGACACTGTCACTTCAAATCGAAGTATAATGAACAATACAAACTCAAGACCAAGAAGAAAATGGTCTATGATCATGTCTGCAAGAAATGTAAAAGTTTCTTCAAATCTAATAAAAAAGCAAGTTTGTATTGTAGTTTTGGATGTATCAGCCGTTCTGGAAAGAAGTCGAATGAAGAAAAAATAAAGGAAGCCAACGAAAAATGGTTACTGGATAAACCAAGAAAAAAACCAAAATATTCCATAAAAGATGTGAATAAAATGATGGAATGGAAAAGGGTTTGGGATGATAACTCTTGGTCTCAATCGTTTAATATGTATAGAGGGTGAAGAATGCAAAATTTTATGGTAGGAGCACTGATTATTTCAGCTTTGGTTGCTGTCTGCTTTTTTATATATTGGACAGCGAAAAAATTATCTAAGGATGATACATGAAAGAAGAAAGTGGTGAACGAATTCAAGAGATTATCGATCATGTAGACGAATATTTGTATGAAAATGAATACGAAATGACAGATGGTATCCACGCCATCACGGTCATAATGTTAGGTACCTGCAGGAAAGTAGGTATAAGCAAGCCACATCTATTATCATATATTTCTAATATGTGGGAGGCCAATGATCCCGACAGTGACTATCATCGGTCTAGAGAAAGTTCAACAAGAGTGAGGTATTAATGGAATGGATTGACGTTAAAGATCAACTTCCCAAAGAAACGGGAAGATATTTCATACTTAGCAGATGGCATTCTCCTGTCTTCGTAAATAACATCCCAATGAAAGAAGGAGTCGCATGTGTGAGTAACTTTTCACAAAAAAAAGGTTGGGGCTTGGATTTTGATAATTTCGAAGTGACTCATTGGATGCCTATTCCTCCCTTACCCTCAGAAAAGTCATGAGTATTGAAATTCCTGTAGTATGCGCAATCATTAGTTCTACCTGCTCTTTGATTTGGATTGCCAATCAGATATGTTGGTATCGAATATTTAAGAACCATTTCTTAAAACAGCAAAAACATCTAGAATTGCAAGAGAGAATTCTCAATATACACATGAGACATATCTCTCGAGAAAAAGATAAAAAAATTAATTGATAGCACAAAAAAATGATTTTGAATAAAAAATTAAAAAAATTTGTGTGCCTGGTTACGTTGCATTTATTAATTTTTCAAATGTCAATTTCATTTCAGTAAAAGGAAAAAACATAGAAATTTTTTTTAATAATTCAGCCGTGAGTTGTAAGTATACAATCGGCGAAACAGAAGAAGAAGCATTAGAATTTTTGAAAGACAATGGTTTTATTTAAAATGAAGAAAAGTCAAAAATAAATGTTTAAAAGATTTCAAGTGATGGATTTGTTCCATGGGAAAGAAGAATCAAAAGTCGTCGAATGGATTGCTACGAAAGACAATGTTCCTGATAAGATTGGAATTTATAAAGTAAAAAGAAATAACGGAAATGAATGTCTCGCCTATTTCTGTCCAGATCAGTGCATTCATTTAATCAAGTCTTCTCAACTTTCTCCTTCCTATTGGTGGGATAAAATAACCAAAGAACCTTTATACGATGTGATCGAATGGGGAAAAAATGGAATGGATAGAAGTTTCAAAAATTAGACCCCCTCATGGAGAGTTAATATGGGTGTGGGACATAGATAAAAATGAAAAATTTTTGGTTAGATATATGGGTTCTGAAGATATTTGGTTCGCGACAAAAGAAAATAGACGATTTCCAATTTGGGCTCACTTAAATGAAGAGGAAAAAAAACTATAAGGACCATAATTGTATTATTTGCTTTAGAAAATTTCAAAGCATTAGGAATTATGTCCCTTTTTGTGGAAAAATATGTAGAAATTACTCTAAAACAAAAAAACATATAAAAAATGTAATTTTGGGAATCATGATCGATCCACATGATCCAACGAAAAAAACTGTCTATAGAAGAATTCATCTATTAAAATAGGGTACTCCCCCTATTGCTTATTAACAAAAAAAATCTATCGAGAAATTGACATGCATTTCATTTAACTTTACAAAATATATAGTGATGTCATAGAATATTTCTTATGAAACTAATTATCGCACCCTTCGATATCGAAGTTGCTATTTCAAATGGCAATAACTGTTATTACGATGAAGCTGTGATAAAGAAAAAAAAGGGAGGAGGGTATCGTTGCAAAGAGTGTAAATCGTGGGTTTTTCCTCCTTCTAAGAAAAAATATCACTTACCAACATATCTTTTGACATGTGATAACTGCGAGAAAAAAAATGAATGAATCAAAAAACTGGATAACTCATGTTGAATTTGTAGTTTTACTCACCACCCTCCTTGGCAGTTTTTACTTGCTTGATGGAAAAATTGAAAGAGCTACACAAATACAATCTGCAAGAACGGATAAATTGTACGAAATGTTTATTGATCTTTTGAAGGATACAAAAAAGTAAAAATGACTGGTAAACGAATAGGATATATACGAGTCAGCACAGTAGATCAAAATCCCGATAGACAACTCGAAGCAATGGATTTAGATAAGAAATTTATTGAATATGCATCAGGAAAAGATCTGAAAAGACCTCAACTTCAATTATTGATGGAATATGTACGAGAAGATGACACGGTTTTTATTCATTCTGTTGACAGGTTAGCAAGGAATGCACAAGATCTTTGTAATGTCGTTGACTTCTTAATCAATAAAAAGGTAACTGTAAATTTTGTTAGACAGAATCTTATTTTTAATGGAAAAGATTCTCCAATGGCTAAATTTCAGTTGTCCATTATGGGAGCTGTTGCAGAATTGGAAAGAGAAATTTCGTTAGAGAGACAAAGAGAAGGAATTGCTCTAGCTAAAAAAGCCGGTAAGTATCGAGGAGGAAAGAAGAAGTTGAACCAAGAAAAAATAGAAATCTTGAAACAAGAATTGATGACTAGAAATAGCAAATTATCCATCGCGAAAAAATTAGAGATTTCTCCTCCAACTCTGTATAACTATATAAAAAAGTTAGGATTAAAATGATACCAAAGAAACCAGAATTTATCATGTGTTCCCATTGCCAGAAACAAATACAAAAAAAATCACACAACCAGAAGTACTGTATACCTTGTGTAGATGCAGTTGCAAAAATCAAAAGAGATAGAAAGAAAAATCCTCCGGTAGATCCACAAAAAAGCGAACGACACGAAGAATATAAGAGACTTCTTTGCAATATGCTGCTGAATTTTTATGTGGATATAAATAATACTTCAAAGATACTGACACCAAATCAGCTAACGAATTTCATTGTAAGATGGGTGGAAAAACAGATTAAAGAACCAATAGAAAACTGGAATCCTCTCGAAGATGAGTCAGAATAGATATCCACATAAGACAATTAATGGAATCAAAAATAAGGTCCATAGACATGTGATGGAAGCACATTTGGGAAGACCACTAGAATCAAATGAACATGTCTACCATTTGGATGGAGATCCAAGAAATAATGACATCGCAAATCTTGTAGTAATTAAAAAGAATTCATACAAATGATAGAAAAAAGTGCTCTGTTGATGTAATCATCACCCGGGGTTTACTAATGCAATGGTTAACCAAGTAAAATAACCCCCAGCACCAAAAATGGTATTATTTTTCGTTCCACCCGCACCCTGTACCTGGATTTCTATAAAATCTCCTGCTGGAAGTCTTACTAAAGCAGAGAAAGGGAGCCATACGAGACCTGTATTTCCTACATTGACCGCATTATTACTAGTACAAAACATCGTATACAGTGTTGATTGGACAAACACAGTCCACTCAGTAGTTGTCCCTAGGTTTTGAATAGAGACGTTCCCACTAACCATGTAAGTACCTGTGACAGGTGCGGTAAATGCTCCCGTGGTATTATTATAGTCACTGTGTTGATCGTAGGTTACCGTATCGAATACTACCGTAACAGTGGTTCCATCTCCAGTAGCATTGGCTGTTCCAGATGATTTATAGGCAAGCATAGAAGAAACAGTTCCCCCAGGAATTGCTGCTGACCCAAGTTGTCCTGTAGATGTATTAATGGTTACCATTTGAGAATTGGAGGTAGTAACACCGGCTATTCCAGCAATAAATGCTGCTGATAAATTTATGTTTCCGGGGGGCGAACTAGGAGATCCACCTATTCTCAGGGTTCCGTTTTCTGTAACAACTCCTATATTCCCAAGATAAATGTTATTAGATTCTGTGCTAGTGAGAGTATTTCCAGCATTATGACCTATAGCAATGTTCAAACCGCCTGATGTCAGATTTCCTAAGCTTTCAAACCCAAGACAAATGTTTGGTTCATCTATAGTTGTAGTTACCAGTTGGCCAATAGATCCACTTCCTAGCGCTATATTTGCACTACCAGTTACCAGACTAGATGCGCTTGCGGTTCCTATACATACATTTTGAGTTCCTGCTGTAAGATCTTCTAAACACTGATATCCTATAGCCACATTTTCAGCTGAATCACCGACTCCAACAGGATTAGAAGATAAAGCTAAAGCACCAATAGCTATTTGTCCCCCTCCAGATGTTGCATTTTCCATCGCATTATATCCAACAGCGACATTATCAAAACCAGCAGTTAAAGCACCCAATGCCCCATCGCCTACTGCCACATTGAAGTTCACATCTCCAGAAGGAGAACCTGTTCCATCTGATCCAATTAATAGATTTTGTAATCCAAAATCCTGAGTGTAAGTAGATCCTGTTTGTACCCATTGAACGGTGGTGTTATCATTGACAAGAGTTGCGCTGCCGCCTCCGCCACCTGAACCAGGTTTAATAATTTGACTCATGATTTCCTCTATAAATTACTTAATATTATTGTTCCTGAGCTTCCTGTTGATCCGGATGTTCCAATTCCGAAACCTGTTCCACCCGTACCGCCGCCTGCGCTAATGGTTTGTCCAGAGATTGCGCCACCAGATACAGATTGAGAAACGACAACAACTAGTCCACCACCACCACCGCCTCCTCCTCCGGTTGTTCCGGCAGTACCATTTCCGCCGTTTCCTCCTAAGGCTTGGATATTTCCTGTTCCGGCAAAAGTACGGACATAGACCAATACAAATGCGCCTCCTCCACCTCCGCCTCCACCAGAATTAACACCGTCACCACCACCGCCTCCGCCTCCGGTTCCACCCTGCATAAGGAAAGTAATTCCTGTTCCACCTATGAGAAACCCCAAATTAAATGGAAATGTGCGAACTTGAGGTGAAGATGCGGGAGGTGATGATAAAGTACCGCCTACTCCACCACCGCTGACTCCTGTTCCTCCAGTACCTCCTACTCCTCCATAACTAATGGGCTGAGAGGTACCTCCTGCAGTAGCTGAATTTATTCCATGATTTCCAGCTCCGGTACTTCCTGCACCACCAGTAGTTGAAGGACCATTAGATGTAGTAGTATTAGCATTTACAGGAGAACTTGAATTTGTGGCATTGGCTCCAGCAGAAGATCCAGAACCATTACCTCCATTCCACTTAATAGTTCCATTATTTGTCAGAGTTCCGTTACAGAATAATCTATATCCGTTAGCGATAATAGAGACACCACTATTGATTGTCGAAGATGCAAGATAGATATCTCGTGATAATGTATATGTATTTGCAGAAGGGACAAGACCAAGAATTGTAGTAGAGCCATCAAATGTTTGTCCTCCATCTGAGCCATCACCATAAACTGGATCAGTAGCTGTCCCTCCTGGGGCTGGCGCTACATTGAAATTAGTTCCATCAGAGGTAATGACGAATCCTGAAGTTCCTGCTGTAGATGGATACGTAGCTGTAGAATAGGCGGGATTCGCAGAGTTTCCTCCAGATTGCAGAACTTGACCGGCAGTACCAGGTCCCACAGAGGAAATTCCATTTGAGGCAGCTCCAACTAATACATCAAATTGCGTTACTGTTACTCCAGTAAATGTGGCCGTCCCATCAAATTTAACCAGACCTGCTTGGGTAATATCTAAATCATTACTGGGTGTTGCCATATTCTATTCCTAAACTACAGTTTTTGTTCCAATTCCAGAAGTAGCTACCCATCTTGTATTTGCCACCTCACATACAAGCCTTACTGAATCACCTTGATTGTTTGATGCAAGAGATCCTCCTGCGCCTGACGTAGTTTGTTGTGTACCGTATCTAATTTGTTGTCCCACCCCTTGTGTTATTGTCCATGAAGTTGCACCATCCAGAACTACTTCGATAATACTTCCAACCGTTGCCCCTGTTGTAGGCAATGCAAGAGACAAGGCTCCTCCAGGAGAGACACAAAAATAACCAGTATTAGCAACAAGAGTTTGGTTCGCTGTGATGAGAACCCAATTATCACCACTGAAGCTAGAAGAAATCGTAATTGTCCCAGCTCCGTTACTGATTGAGATTCCTGTTCCTGCAGTAAGCGTATTTAATGAAGGTGCATTCCCTGTGTTTCCAATAATGAGTTGACCATTAGTGAGGGGGCCAAGTGCAATTGATGGTGTTGTTGCTCCTTGACCTAAAAGGAAAGTATTTAGCGTACTCACAACCTCTGTTTTAAGTGAATGAGCGCCAGGATTTCCAGTGACATAAGTTGTGGAAGCTCCAGAAAGATTGATATTTCCAGAACCATTAGGAGAAACAGCACCGCCCGCATCTCCCGTCAATGATATCAGTTCTCCAGCTCCTGTGGCTGTGATGGTAATAGTACTTCCCGCTCCTGATGTCGTTATTCCAGTTCCCCCAAATACATTCAAATTATTTGCAGCGGGAACGGCTACACCAGAATTAGTAGTATATTGAGTTGCATCGATCCCTGTTAGTGAAATAGTGACTGTGTCTCCGGATCCTGTTGTCTGAATTCCATTTGTGCCAAATATATTTAAATTATTAGCGAATGGGATAGCTATTCCGGTATTTTCTGTATACTGAGTAGCAGGTCCAAAAGCATTAGTAATTTCAACCCAATTTGCTGTTGTTACTCCTTGCACTGTGTCAATATTTAGTAATACCCAAATAGAATTTCCTACATTGACCCAGAATTTGCCCACAGGATACAGAAAGTCATGTGGCGTTGGATTTCTTGCGTCTATATGGGGAACTTCCAGATTTTCTGGACGTGTCCCGAATGCTACAGGATATAGATTGGCGTTTGGCTGAAAACCCATAATCCTACAAATTTAATGCATAGATATAAGAGATAGAAAACGTCCCAGAAGCTCCGTTTCCATAAAATGTCGTACCAATGTCAAATGTATAATTAGGAGCGACCCCAGAAGCTGCTCTTAAATCTAAAACCAGCGCTTCTCCAGCAGGAAACGTTCTCCATGTTGTTGTACCACCATCTATGGAAATCGCCACAGCTACTGTTCCTTGATTGTCAAAGATGATGATGACCGGATTTTGTGTGAGAGTACCAATCTTGACAGAACTTCCCGTCATAGTTGCTGCTAATTCAGCTGCAAAACCGGCTCTCTGGCTATTATTTATAGACATTTGTTACCTATGCGTTAATGATCCACCAGTTAAATGTAGATGTCTCATTTCCTGTTGAAGTGAGGGTAAATCCTGTTCCATCTTGTGCTGTAATGGAAACCTGACCAGGCGTTCCACCAGTAGTTGCTCTAGAGTAGAAAATTTTTGCAGTTGCAGAAGATGCTGTTGTAGCAACTGTAACTGCACCTGGAGTACCACTCATGGCAGCTGATGTTCCAACTGATGCATTTGACCCAGTAGCAATAACTAATTTGTTCCCAGCAGTACTTAGCACTACATTTCCATTAGTAGCAGTGATATTTCCCAAAGTGGCCGTCATCGATGTTCCAGCGTTTACAGCACCCGCTGTTGCCACTATATTTCCGGTTGTAGATGTAATACCAGTACCTGCAGTGACGGTAGTTGTAGCTGATAATGAAGTGGTTGTTGCTAATGAACCTGTAACTGCTGTATTTCCTGTAGCATTACCGATGTTCACTGCACCAGTTCCTCCGGTTCCGATTGAAGTTACTGCTGCACCAGTCGTATTTATTGTGGTAGTTCCTGTAACTGCAGCCCCTCCTGATGTGACCGTTAGGCCTGTTCCAGCTGTAACGGTGGTTCCTGATGACAATGAAGTAGTAGTTGTAAGAGAACCAGGAGTGGTTATTGCAGATGGGAGAGAAACTGTTGCTGTTCCCGCTGCTGTTGTTACTGTAACTTGATTGGCAGTTCCTAAGACACTTTCTACTGGCCCAGTTGAACTAGATAATTCTACCCAGTTTGCTGTAGTGATTCCTTGCGTTGATGTATAACCTAAAAGTCTGTAGGTAGAATTATTTATCCAAACCCAATCTTTACCGACAGGATATAGCACATCGGTCGTGGTGGGGGCTCTCGTATCGTAATGTGGAACTTCTACGTTTTCTGGGCGAGCTCCAAATGCTACAGCATATAGGTTTGCTCCAGGTGGAAAGGTCATATCAATCTCCTAAATTTGAAGGAAAGTTTTGTTGTTAACATTTCCTTTAAAATAGAGGATTGTCCGATAATTATTTAGTAGAATTTATTTTATTTAAAAAATATATTGCACATAGGAACGTGGGAACATAAATAAAATGGCATATAAATTCATAAGAGTCAGAATATCAAGTGACTTATATCGTAGATTTAAGGTACACTGTTTGGAAAATGAGGTATCCATACCCAAACAAATGACAGAATTTGTGCGGAAATTTATGGAAGTACAAGACGAAAATAAGAAGCTAATGGGTAAATGATGGATAAAAATAATTGGATATCACATATAGAATGGGTTGTGATGTTTGTCACTTTAGTGGGTGGTTTTTATACCATAGATTCTAGAATTGATAATTGTCACAGCAGAATTGACCAATTCTTGATAGCATGGAGAGCGGAAGCTAACGCTTTTCATCAAGAAACGAAAGATTTTCACGGACGATTATGTGCTATTGAGGAAAGGAATAAGGGGAAATAATGGATATTATCATTTTTGCAGTAATTTTCGCATTACTTTTACAAGAGAATTAATCATTCTCTTGAGGCTCTTCTAAGTTTTCTCTTAGTTGCGCCAGGTAAGGTTTTAATCTTTCAATGGAAAGAATTAATTCTCTTTGACCACTTTTTTGACTACTTTTTTCCGCAGAGAGCATTGCCTCTTCTACTAACTTTAAGAATGTAGGATCTGAAAGAAGGTGTGCTAATTTTCTTGTTGCCATTACACCGGCAGTTGTTTTTAATAATGGCCAAGGATTTCCTTGAAGAATATAAGCAATATCACTCATCGCTTTTCCCAAAACAGCAGCATCTGCTGCTACTACTCCAGATTTAGAAGCATTGTAAAACTTATCCGATGCATCTGCTAAACGACCTGCATTTTTCTGTAATCTTTCCAATCTATTGAATGCTTGCCTAGATAGGATTTCCTTGATCAATTCTCTATTTTTTCCCTTTTGAAGTAATTTAGAAAATGTACCAAGTCTTACTTGTTGAGTAGTGCTATCTGTGAGATTATTTCCGATGACATCATCCAATTTCATTCGTTTAAGTTTTCTAAAGATCTCTCTTCCTTCCGGAGTTTTTGATAAAATTCTATTAAGATTTCTAATTCCATGAATGGAATTCATACGATTCAACATCTGAGATGGATTTTCAGTTTTTAATAAACTACTGATATCTTTGTTTCTAAATGTTTTTGCGTGCTCTGAAAATTTCTTATTTGCAAGAATGTAGTTCTTAGCGAAAGATGGATTTTCTTTACCATGAGATATAATAGCCCGATCTATCTCTCCTACTATCTCTTTTAGAAGCTGTTTCGTTCCACCTTGCACTTCATAATTGATAATATCATTGAGAGCTATTTTGTCGTTGATAATGTCTTTTACTCGGGCAAAAATCGGCTTTCCCGAAGAATCGAAAACATCTCTTTTTATAGAATCCAATGCATGTAAAACCGTCTGTTGTTCTGACGATTTTATAGAGCCTGGTTTCAAATTTGATTCTATTCTCTCAATTAAATGGGAAACTTTTCTAGAATCAGTATATGAGTCATCTTTTAAGAATTGCGAAGCTCTTTTGTAAAAAGATCGAGCCTCTCCTAAATCTGTTTCCCTAATTTTATTGAGTTCCTGTTTTAGGACTTCTCCTGCTTCATAAGAAGTAATAAATTTAGAATTTCCTAGTTCATCAGCCAAACGGCCATATTCTCGTTTTATTTGATCTGTTAATTCATTTCTGAAATCTTCTAGTGCCTTTCCTGTGAGACCTGATTGTGCAAGTCTAGACTGCGTCCATTTAATTAAATTGCTATCCGTAATTGTTCCCAGATCTGCCTGCAATCCTGAATTTCTAAAATCTTTAATTATCGATTGTTGTAGCTGTTTTTTCTCTTTCGGAGTAAAAGATACAGCTAATTCTGCTAAGGTTTTTTTTGGATTGGTGACTAATTTTGAAATCCCTTTGACACCTCCTGATAACCCATGTCCTACTAATTCACCAGCTACATCGCCAACTACAGCTGCTGCCATTGTTCCTATTGGACCAAAATTTCCTTCTTCAGCTGCCTGCAATGCTATGCCAGCTCCTAAACCACTCAATGCTTGTTTTCCAGTGGGAGCTATTCCTTTATATATATCTGAAAGTTTAATTCCCTTTTTGGCAAGTTGAGAAATGTTTTTTGGGTTTTTCAAAAACCCTACCCAATTGGCCGCTTTTTCTAGTGTACCTTCAGGGTGAGTATTTAATCCTGTGGCCTTTTCTGCTAAATCCCTCACTCCTACATCTAAAGTTTCTACATACTCCATCGATTTTCTAGGATCTTGAAGTTGCTGTTGTATATGTTGTAAGAATTGCTCATCTTGAGGACTCCATTGACCAGATTGTTTCTGAATTAATAGATTCTCTAATTCTTCTCCTAAATCTTCTCTATATGGCACATTCATGGATTCTTTTGAAGATAGCGGAGCTACTCCTAACTCATAAGGTAATAAAGCATTCTCAGCCAATCCCAAGCCAAATTGTCCTGCGATTCTACTCCCTTTTTCAAGAATATTTCGTTTCGGTTGGTTTTCTTCTAGAAATTCATTTATTTCTTTGGAAGTATATCCTGAGGACAAAGCTTCTTTCACATCGAAGTTAGGAACATTCTTCAGTAATCTTTGATCGATCGATTCTAGGGGATTGGATTCTTTTGCTTCTTTTTGTGTTGGATTGCCAAAATTTCCTACAAAATTCAATGCGTTGTTTTTAATATTTTGCCAAGCACTATTAGTGTTGGTTTTTTTATAAGATGGGTGAGAACCTAAAAACTGTTGAATTTCTTCATCTGTATAGCCGGCCGATTTTGCTCCTTCGTAATCAAAGTTTGGATGTACCATTTTTATCTCATGAATGAAGTTAAGGGAGGTTTTTTCTGCATTCCTTGATTGGAAGAGCTTGTATTTTCTTGTCTTCCTCCTTCTAATTCTTTGTATGGATTCATTGCGTTTTCGATAATGCGTTCCATTGCCTTTAATATACCTTCCGCTTCGTCATCTGATACGGTGGCATCATAGAGACGCTCAGCTAGAGTCTCAAATTCGAGTTTATTTCGAATGGGAATATTTGTTGCATATTGAATTAAAGACTTTCCTAGTTGCTCATACTCCCCTCTGTCTTTACGAGTTTCCGGAGAAAACACTCCTAAGAAGCCGGAACCAATACCAAGATTGTTTTTTTGTCTTATTTTCCTCATTCTATCAAGAGTTTCTCTTGCTCCTTCTAGAGAAGAAGTTTTTTCTAATTGTTTTGCTTTGTTAGGGGCATTTTTTATTTCTTCTAAATTTCCTTTCAATCCGTATTCTTTTTCCAGTAATCGTCCTTTTCCGCTGAGTTCTCTTTCTTCTGCTTCTTTTTTTTCTTTTAATAGGTTTGCTGATTTTAATCTTTCAGCACGATTTTCCATAAATGCGCTTCCTATTCCTCCAACTGCATTTCCAAATGCTTGTGCGAATTGATTTGCAGTACTTGGACCTCTTTCTCTTGCTCTCACTACTTGAATAGCCATTATATACCTCCTCTAGCGTAAGATGCTCCTGTGCCTCCTAATGCATTTAGAGCTCCTAATCCAAACTGAGAAGAAGTGCTTGGCTGATGTTGTGGTTTTTCAAATAACCCTCTTTCGTATGGTCTTTGACCCAATAGAGACTGGCTAAGACCCATCAAATCCATAAGGGCTTGTCTCTGTAGTTCTTGTCTTCTAGATGCCAGATTCATTGCAAAATCAGATCCTAGTTGCCCTGCTTGATTTTGGAAACCACTTCCTCGTTGAGCACTCATAGCACCAGGAGCTAACTGACTAAATCTAGATCCTAACTGTCCTTGTGCTTCTGCAAATTGTTTCCATGCGGGTGCTTCTGCTTGCTCGAATCCACCTTCTTCTCCCATTCCCAATCTAGAAAGAAAACTCTCGGGTCCAACATTGGAAAATAGCTGTTGGAACAATTGCATTTGTTCAGGAGTGAATTGCGCTAGTTGTCCTTGTTTATATCCTTTTGGAATAATATCTCCCTTAAAGTTTCCTGCTTGTCTAGTGGCTAGATTTCCACCAGCTGGACCTCTATATCCTGTCATCGAATTCATAAAACCCTCTTAAAATACACTTAAATATTCCAACACTATATATCCGGACGTTATTGTCGGAGCTCCAGCTCCTGCTACTACAACAATATTCGTTGGCGTCACATAAAATGAGATTTGTCCTGCAATTGCGACATTACTTGCATATATACATCCATACCAGTTTGTCCCATCAGTAAATGTTCCATATGACCTAGGACTTATACTAGAAACATCAGGCCAATTCAAACCATGTGCGATATTTCCTGCTGCTGTAAATAGATACACTCTTCTTTGGCTCTGTTGTGCAGAAGAGGACCCAGTAAAATACCACTTCTCTCCAGTTACAGCGAATACATTTACAGAATAACTTCCAATTATTCTTTGGTTTACTTTCACTGCAATATCTATGTAAGCCTTATCCATTTGTGATGCTAATTGCTTAGCTTCATCATTAGGAAACATCCATTGCTGTTTGAGATAAGGCTGTCTATGAAACTGATTAAATGGAACAGTCATGTTTTTACCTACGCTAAAAGCGGTCCGGGTGATGTCGCAAAATTCATTCCGTGCAGTTCTATTTCATCGGTTGCTGTATCAAAATCCAACATCTGCGCATCATTTAAAGTAATTTCTACTTGGAACGTGTCTCCTATTAAGCTAGTACTCACTCTATGCCAAATCTGTTGCTGCCCTTCTCCCACCATCGATTGAAGATTATTTGTCTCTAAACTCGTCAGAAGAGTTTGTGTATAGATAAGTCCGTTGCTCGCACCTGCAACATTTGGGTTATTCCATGCATCGGTATCATCCTGGCTCAAATAGATATTTAATGTTGTTTCTCCATCTGTCGTTTTCGTGAGGAGATACTGCTGTCTTCCTAATCGAACCTGTCTTCCTTGGTCCCAGTATAAAGGAAATTGTTTAGTTTGGAAAATAGGTTGTGACAATCTTGCAAATTGCCCGGAACCTAAATAATCGGAACCAGGAAAATTAGCATTGATGACAAAATTGTTGGCGTCTATAATCTCTATCACTGCGTAAGCCTGATTGTTTAGGGTGGAGGAATCCGTCCCTAAACAGCCAGTTATATAGATAAAATCAGTAGTAAAAGTATTTGGATTGTCATTCGTCAAACAGTGATTGTACGATGTGATTTGTGTCAGTCCACTACCATTATCTGCGAGAGCAGAAATGTATCCAGATACAGACTCTGTGGTTCCGACTCCTAGAACTAATACATATCCTTGTGGATTTCCCCCTATTACCTGTACTTCAAAATCTGTTTCTGTTCCTGTATTCCATGGATCAGACCATTCTCCCCACGTGGCATAAGGAAGATTAGCCCAAACTAAAGTATCATTGGCTCTGTAATTTCCATGGGTGGTGAAATTCTCGTAGAAAATAGCCCAGGTATTGTCTCTGTAATTGAAAAACAAGGTCTGAGTAGGGAACTTCCACTGGCTATTATCTACAGGATAACTGAAGTAAATCCATTCGTTAATATAGTCTCTGATACCACTAACACGTTGGTTTCCATTATTATTTTTTTGAATCTGGAAGACTTCATTGGGAATATCTAGATCTATCCGTTGAGCGCTCTGTTGATCTGTGATACAGATTCCAAAACTTCCAATATCAATGGCACCCTTATCTAATACCACGCTAGAAAATGTTGAAGTTGAAGGCAATTCTGAGTTGATATTATAGAATAGGAATGGTTGTAGATCGTTTCCAGTATATGCAAAACGCGTTTTTCTTCCATTTCCTCCAAATCCGACTAATAAAACGTCTTCATTATTAGTGATAGTTTGGATGGGTCGAGAAATCCCAGCAGATAAAAACCCTCCAAATCCTGTTTGATCTACATAATAGGCAGAAGGATTGAAAGTCTGATTATTGGGTACTAAAGCATCATAAAACGGTGTTCCATTCCAGCTCCATATCACGGTATCATTCAACTGAATAGCGCTTCCTGAACTTGTCTGCACGTATGGACTGAAAAACAATAATCTATCTTTGAAAGGAACAATGGCAAGAGCCCCGACTAAATAATAGAGAGCTGCTGGAAGACCATTAATGGAAACTGTGGTTGCGGTTAATGGAGGGGCGAAGTTTACCCACCCTGTAGCTGTAGTAATTGGGATACCTGTTTGTCCGGTCATATCCCCATCATACCAACGAATTCCATCTCCGCTACCTGCTACATTAGAAGTCAAATATTGAGCAATTCCTCCAGCTCCTGTTGCGGCTGCTTGAAAATTGGCGAGTGATGTTCCATTTGTTCCTGTAAAGTTCACAGTGACAGTATTTACATCCACAACAACAGCTACTATTCCAGTTTGGCCATTTATATTTTGATTTTGGGTTGCTCCAGAACCAGTAGCAATGGTTCCTGTGACTTCATTGATCCAAATCAAATCATTCACGACTAGACCATGGGCGGTGATAGTGATTGTAACCTGTGTGGCTGATACCCTTGTGACAGATACACCTGCTACATTGGTTAATGCTTTGAAATGAAATCCTGGCACATTATTAGTCGCCCAGAATGCGCCTGATTGTTGAGCGGTAGAAGTAGGATAATTAGCAGACCAGAACTGCTGGTAATCTTGTCCTGTCCATATTACAGGGTTATTTGTCGATTTGTAGTAACTGACTGAGAAAAAATTCGTATTTACTTCCATCTGGTCGCATTGATACGCATAAGTAGTATCAAATGCAATGAGAAGTGGATAATTATTGGAAGTAGCGGTCGCGGAGGTAACAAAATCTCTCAGACCCATCACAGGCAATCCAGGATAATAAGAAAATGTACCAGTCCCTGTAGTAGTTCCAACTCCTGTTAATGTCAAAACTCCAGTGGCGTAATTTATCGAGCCACCTGCACCTCCTGATATTACTCCATTCATAGCAGGGTCGGTATATGTAGTGATACCTACTGTAATATTGATAGTTCCAGGTACGATAGATGCACCACTGGTAGCACTTACGAAAGTCAGTAAATTAGCAACACCCGCTGTAAAAGAAATCGTCCCGTATTGCCATGATAATGGTGTGCCATTTACTGATTTTACTTGTCTGGTCAAACGCCCAAGAAAGACAGTGCCTCTTTTTCTCTTTACTCTTCCTCTCCATGCATAAAAATTAAATAAGAAAGGAAAAGCATTATTGTCGACATTGAAGGCTGTTACGTCGTTTTTTAATCCCTTAAAACCGGCATTTCCAATATAGATTTGGTTCTGCATTAGTTACCTATTGCTGCCCAATAAAACCCACCAAAAGAGGCCGATGAAGACCCTGTGAATTGCCACACGAAATTAGTTGCACTTATAGAATTAATACAAATATCACCTGTGGAAGAAGATGTAGGACCAATAAATGTTACGTACACAGAAAAACAGGCATTTGCAAAAGGGATTGCTCCTGCAACTCTATCTTTGAAAGTTACAGTTTGCGGTGTAGTGGGCCAAGCACCTGCAAGTCCTGTTATTCGACCCCATTGGAGGAGTATTCCTCCTAACCATGCCCACCCGTCTGTGAAAGCAAAACAACCGGTTAACTGAGAGATTCCTCCTTTTCCAGTTAAACTAAATAATTGTGTGTCTGCTGTTGCTCCTGTTGAATTAGGAGTATATAGCATAGAAAAAGTCTGTTGCACGCCAGCGATTTTAGTTGCTGCAATGGCGGCAGGGACTCCACTTCCAGCTGTTGGATTCCAAGCTGCCTGACCACCTACAATTTGATTTGGCTGGTGGAGAAGCGTATGATACCCTCCATTGGGAACATTAAACCCAATATGATCTACTGCTATAATACCCGCCGTACTAGCATTATTTGTCTGCATAATGGGCTGATCATTTCTAGGAGCATCATTTGCTGCTGGTACAGTTGTATTGAAAGTAAATGTTGCCATTAGGAACCTACTGATGATTGGTTGTAGTTTGATTGAAAACCTGAGTTACTAAAGATGGTATCGGTTCTGGTAGAAGTCCATTGTCTTTGACTTCTCTTCCAAACTAATATCTCTTGTTCTTTGAAAAGAGGTTCATAAAACATGAATTGCTCCACATCTCCCGTATCTGACAAGATTTTTCTAGCTGCTCCTCTTGCTATGTATTCAGCCATATATCCAAAAGGGATCGCATTAGCACTATTAAGAAATGCAGCTGGAGACAAATAGCATTCAAGATTAACCAGGTATTGTGTATTGGGAGGAGGACGAAAAGTTAAGACATTATTGTAAAATAGGACAGATCGAGGAATTCCTGGTTGATAGTAGTAACATTGAGCCTGAATTGGAGTACCGGTTGGAATAGGTTCAGGAAAATAAAAAGTAGTCTGTCCAGTAACATAATTGATCGTATTTAGTGTGGTGCTATACCTAGCAGGTTCTGTAGTAAATGGAAGAGGGGTATTTCCTCCAGGAATTGGAATTCCAGTTGTATCTAAACCACCAGGAGCATTTCCAGGTTGCATGAGAAGACCGTAAAGATCTCCACCAGTTCCACTTTGTAGAAATTCACCGCTATCAGCTACGATAATGTTGCTCCCATTACTATTTGTAGCAATGAAATAAACGCCAGAAAGTACGCTAGTAGTGGGAATACATTCTATATAATAGTCATTGCTTGTAATCTGGGTATTCGTAACAAAGATAGGATCTTGATATCCAAATTCGTTGGCAAAGGCGATCATTCCTGTGATGTCAATATGTCCTGGAATTGCTGGGAAGAAGGGAAGATTGAGTGTATATGGTCCATTTGTTCCATTTCCAGTCCCTACTTGAATTTGCTGCTGTGTATAGTTTGGCCATAGGTTATAAAATAGGCTTGTTTGCGTGTATAGTGGGATATTTATTCCATTTATTTTGGCTGGATTCATGAACCCCTGATATACAGGAAACCAAGCGATAGCATTACCACCTGGTTCCGTCTGAATATTATATAGAGGCATATTGTAGCTATCAATTCCTGGAGTCATTTGGAATTGGTATGTAGTCTTTAAATCAAATAATTGAACTCTTGCATCTACATCCATCAACCAGAATCGGTTGATATAATCAATAATGAGGTTATCTGTGATCACCTGGTTATTTGGCGTTTTGATAATCCTTCGTATATATGTGATGATATCGCTCAAGAGATTCATTATTTCTTTCCTACTTTCATTCTTTTTTTACGAGCTGAAGAAAGAGCGATTGCAATCGCTTGTTTTGGATTGGATACTACTGGTCCTTTTTTTGAACCACTATGTAACTTTCCCTCTCCAAATTTGTGCATTTCTTCTTTGACAAATGCGCGGCCTTTTTTGCTATCTTTAGGCATTATTTTCTCATCTTTTTAAGTGTTTCCGCCAAAACAGCTCTCTTCTTCGTTGTCGGATTTTTAGAGTGTTCGGCCTTCTTTAATTTAGATTCTGGTATCTTTTCCCCTTCTTTTACATGAAGGGATTTTCTCAGGGCTCCTGGCTTTTTTATCGCCCCTTGAATCCATTTTTCTTTTGCCATATTTTTTCCTTCAAAGAGGGGGGACTAATCTTCCCCCCATTAAAATTTAAGGTAGAGCCTGTAGACATTCGACGTTTATGCTAGCGATGGTAATGGGGAATACAGATCCGGTAATATTTGGATTTAAACTTACAGAACTTATAGAAGTGTTTCTTAATCTAAGATTAGCACCCGCTTTCACTTCGATAATAACATCTCCAGTACTGTGACAAGCATCATCTCCAGGAGCCTGTGTGAATCCTGAATAAACTGATCCAGGTACCAAAACTCCATTTATCCAAAAACCAAATGACCAGCTTGGAACTGGATTTGGCACAGGAGGAGTAATACGAGCTTGTAATTGCCAAGCAAGATGGTAAATACCATGTTTGAGAAACATAACATCTCCGGTGACATTAGCCATTGAGAGATTAAAGTCTCCGGCTGATACGGAATTTACAGCATCAAACAAGACAGTATCTCCTGGATTGGAATAGGCAGATATTGTCTGAGCTACTGTTGCGTATGTATTCAAATAACGAACACATCCACCTTCGCAGTCAGCTCCTGGGATTCCTTGTAAACCTTGGATACCTTGAGGTCCCATAGGCCCGATTGCACCTTGAGGTCCTTGAGCACCTTGTGCACCGTTCTGACCAATTTGACCCTGAGGCCCAATAGGACCAGTAGGACCTTCATTTCCTTGAGGGCCTTGAGGACCAGGTGCCCCATTTTGTCCAGCAGGACCTTGAGGACCCATTCCACCAGGAACTCCTTGTAAACCTTGGGCACCTTGGGCTCCTGTTTGACCAGCAGGACCTTGAGGACCTACTTGACCAGGAGTACCGTTAAGTCCTGCGGGCCCTTGGATACCTTGAGGTCCTTGAAGACCTGCGATACCTTGTGGGCCTTGTGGACCGAAACAACCACAACAACCATCGCTTTCATTACACATAAACCACCTAAGTAACTTGTTAAGAAACCTAAACAAATTATTCTCCTAAGACAGGGATACCATTACCCCTTCGCCATTTTTGCTTTTAATGCAGTAGAAGAACTCTTTTTGTGGTGTTCTTTCTTGTGGTGTTTGTGTTCTTCATTATGCTTCTCTTTTTTGTGATGAGCATGTTCTTCATGCTTCATTTTTGACTTATGCATTGCTCTTCTCCTTTTTTAAGCTGCAAATCTGTTACCCACAGAAATACGAGTACTTTTAGAAACTTCTCTTGCATCCAAACGCTGTTTTCGTTCTTCTGCGACCATTTGCCCATAATAGACAACTCCACCTTCACTCTGGACTGGAGTGTCAGATGTTCTAAATATTGTGTACCCGCAATCTTGTATTCTTTCTTTTACATACAGAGGCGCAGATACGGTTTTATTTACTGGTACAATCCATTCTTCGGCAGGAATTCCTGGAAATGGTTTTGTCCAGAAATCTATTGATTCCCCAATAACTTCTTTATTTTCTGCGATAAATTCGACATACGTGCTTTTTTCGTTGAATTGTTGACGGAATTTCTCATTAAACTTTTCTCTAGAAAAAACCGTTCTTTTTGGTTTGAGATAGATGACCCCTTCTTTTTTCAATTCCTGTTGTGATTTTTTCGTTTGGGGCTCTGATTCTTGGATAGCAAGTGTTCTTCCATCTTGCACAGCTACATGCATTGATTCTGTGAATTGATTGATTTGTCCATCAATTCTGTCTAATTCTTTTTGACCTTCTGCATTGATTTTTGGTTTTGACATGTTTTACTCCGGTGAAATATTGATAAATGAACCTGGAATGAATGTTCCATTATTGATTCTTCCTTGAGAATTGATTGCACCTTCGTTGTAATCACCTATAGCTAAGATCTGCGGCTGTGTTTGTGCAGAAGATGTGACAAAAGGGTTTACATTCCTGGAAGAGTCGATATTCAGTACAACTTGGTTAGCAGCTGGAATCTGAATAACAGTTCCTTGGACTTCATTAAGTTGTGTACATCCATTCAAAGGAGGGATAATTAATCGACATTCCTGCGCAATCACATAATCGTGATTCACAGTTGTCGTAACTGTAGTAATAGAACCCAGTGTAATAGCTTGGATAAAGAACATCTGCGGGGCATAATACTGCGCATTAATCGGCAGATTATTCAAATAAGCTATCGGTCCAACATACGGGTATGGAAACGCCATCTTTAACCATGTAAAGCGGTTTTACATTAAAGGAGGGGACAAGTCGTCCCCATCCTTATTAGCCATTAAAAAGGAACCGACATATCGTGTAAGAAGGCTCTCCAGTAAATTACGTTACCGTTAGCACCTACTAACACAGATGAAGCATCATTTGTTCCTACACCTGCCCCAACGACGAATCCTTGAGAGGTGTTATTGACATAGGCACCCAAGATTGCTGGTCCATTAATTGTATTTACCTTAGTTGTGCCAATTGGCATTGAGTAAGGAGGAGGATACAATTGTGAATTTGCAGAAATCTGAACACCACCAGTATTCACATCACCAACTGCCACAATCTGTGGGAAGAATTCTCCCGCAAAAGAAGCGAATACCTGGTTAGAGTTGAATGCTGTAAAGCCAGTCGAATTGATATTCACTACTACAGTGTGATAATCAGTTACCGAAATCACATATCCATAGATCGGAGATCCAGGGATTACGTTATTTGGCAATGAATTCAACTGATAAGTACCCCAAATAGTTGGGATTCTAAATGCTACTTCTTGCCCAACAACGAAGTTATTGGCAGCAGTCGTAGTAACAGTTGTAGTAGTTCCAGTTGTAATAGAACTGATAAAGCTAGTTCCTGGGAAGTAGAGGTAAGGATAAAGAACCTGTACCACAAATGCCCCTGCAGGAGATCCGCTTAATGCAGTATAATTAGACTGGTTTGTATTCCATGGAATTGTAAAGGTGGTTGCACCTGTTACAGTCACAGTGAATGGAATACCTGCAATTTGCTGCATACCAGTTGTTGGGGATTGATATAATCCTTGCAAAATCACAACATTTCCACTCACCAAACCATGAGGAGATGCTGTTGTTACAACTGCTGGGTTTGCCTTGGTTATGCTAGCAATTTGTAATTGAGGTCCATATTGGAGCAATGATCCTGCTGCAAATGAACTAATCCCATTAGCAGTTACAGTATCTGTAGTAAGAACTGGAGTTGCATTGAAAACTTGTTCAATAGCAAATCCTTGTCCCATGTTTACATCCCAATAAGCGGAAGCAACACCATGGTTTGCAGGTGTGCCAAATACACTATAATTCCACATTTCAACAGCATCTGGGCGAAATGGGAGTTTTATAAACTGAGCTGCGCCAGTAGATGTAAAAAATCCCTTTGCCATTCTTGAATATTCAGTCATAGAAACCTCCTTATGGTGATAAGTTCGCTAAACGCGTACTTAATAGGTTTCTAATGGCTGTATCTTGAGTGATAGCTTGTGCTTGCGCAAACTTCACAGCAAGAGTAGCATTTTGGGCCAACATACCACTGTAGTATGGGTCACGATAGATGAGGTTCATGCTGTAGCCATCTTGGTTGATGTGAGTTACAGCTTGTTTACCTAGAACTGTATTGTAATAAACATCGTTTCCATTAGCTGAAGCAGCACGAGCAACGGGAGCTTCAGAACTAGTTAAGATACGAATATTAAATACAGAACCATACTCTGATGGGAGAGCAGACGAATTGGTTGGATAGTTCCATTGGGAAAGGAAACCAGCGCCTGTCAACCCATCAAAATCTGTCTGCAATTCTGTAGAAGACAGCATGAAATAGGCTGATCGGACTGGACCAGTTCCAAATCGATCCATTCCCTCAATACCACTCATAAATTTATAAGCATTGTTAGTATCGAGAGTAGTAGCAACAAGACTAAAGTCGCTAACTCCAAGGTTGGTGGGATTATCGCCATTAGAACCACCTCCCGCGTTAATTTGAGACGCAGCTGAGACAATATAGTCTCTTAAGATCAAATCTTCCGCTTGACGCATAGCAACAGCTAGACGTTCAGAAACCCAAGCGAGAACACCTTCTTGGTCTTGTAAAATCACTTGTTCGTTAATGATGCAACCAGTACCAAAGAAAGCCATTTGAGCATCAATGATGTCTCTTTGTGGCACTTGAGCTGGAGGATCAATACCGGAGTTGCCCAACTGAATAGTGGGTGGTATAAGCGCTCTTGGGCGCATAAATCTGCAAGTAGTTCCGCCATTCACTGGCATCGATACCTTATCGCAGACCGTAATGTAATTCATTGTGGGGGTGGGGACGTAGAGCATTGCAGGCGCCAGAGATTGCAAAATCATCGGGCCTAAGTTCCCCGTGGTCGTTATACTCAAGGTAAACCTCTCAGTATTAACGATTAATGGGATATGACGATCGGCATGCGAGCCTAACTACGCGGATTTTCGATCATATCATCTTAGGGCAGCGACGTCCTTATACGCTGTGGGGTAGCGAATCCCTTTACGCTGTGCATATGACGCTATGCGAGCGAAATTATTTTATATCAATAGAATATTTTAATTGAAAGTATTTATTTACATTTTTTTTGAAACTACCAAATTCCTACCAATATCTCCCAATTTAGTAGAATCTGGCGATGGTGGGCAACATCCACAAGTTCCATCAATATGCAGACACATTACACAAGAACCGTCTGGTTCTAAGAAGTGTCCGCATAATTTACAACTATTGATCTGTTCGTCAGGACTATAACCACAAAAAGGACAATAGTTAACTGGAAAAAAATTATATTTCGTATAAACAAATAATTTTCCTGAATGTTCATTCAACACACACCCAATTGTTTTTTTATCGCCACATTCATGCATAATTACATTCTCAATTTAGATTGCAGTTTGTTTGGTTAGGTGAATAACCACAAAAGGGACAAAATTTTATTAACTGAGAATCACTGAAACCATCTTCATATGGATCTCCGATTTCTATCTTGAGATATAATTTTCCGATTTCGTAACCGTACTCAATACATTCCATATTGTAATCGTTGGAATGACATTGATGCTGAATCACACTCACGATCTTTTCATAATTTCCGTTAGGTAATATTGTCATTTCTGTTTTCATGCTTACATTCTCAACTTAGACTGCAATTCCTTCATTTTTTGATAAGCATTCTTTTGTCCAGAAGCAGAATAGTCTCCTCCTGTTGAATAGGGAGCTGCTGCAATGCCGCTTGGCTGGTAATAGGGAGTTCTTCTATTTGCATCTACTTTATCTTGGATAGAGGAAGATTTTTTCTCCTCATGCAAACCTAATTTCTTAATTGTCTTATAGACTAATTTCTGTCTTTCGAAATTATCAGGCATGGTCAAAATTGTTTCTGCCAGTTCTTTATCCTCATCATAGAGTTTTTGTGCATGCTGCATCACACTCAAAAAATCTGAATTCTTTTCTAGCCATATCTCTTGTTTTAATTCTTCTTTCATCTGCTGTTTTCCCATTTCGACAGCTTTCTGAATATCTGTTTGAGTACTTTGGCCAAATTGCGCTAATTTTTTCTCCAATTTCTTAGGAGCAACGTAAGGTTCATCTTCGTCATCATCTATTTGCTGCTGTTTGGACTGTATTTCTTGTAGTTTCCTTTCTATTTCTAATCTAGCTTGTCTTTCTTGCTCTAACTCCCTTTTGTGTTTCGCCTCTATAACTCGAAAGTTAAGTTCTTTATCGGATGTTTTTTGCTCGTTTTCTTGGGAAGTTACTGGATTTTCACTCATCTCTTTCTCCTTGACGAATTAAAAATTTAATTGTATTCACAAGTTGAATTAAAATTTAAAATATATTAAAAGGCAACAATGAAAGTAAATATTTTAGAAGCTCATGACAGATTAAAGTATTTTGTTAACGATCAATCTGCAAATGTATTCCAAGGAGCAGAAGAATGCATGCTCAGAAACCCTATTTCTCTGGGAATACAGGAAAAATGTCCTTACGTATATATATTTGCCCATCCGAGGACAGCAAATGACGGAGTGAACAAAAGACTATTGTGGCAACCTCGACTTTCTATCCCAGAAGTGCAGCCCAACTCCTATTTATTTCGTGGCGTGTCTCACTCTGATATTATAGAAATAATTTGGATCTTACCGGCACAAGAACTATGGGAGCAATATGAGAAAGGAAATGTAACAGAAAGCAATCTAGCCGCATCTTCTATTGCCCAATATAGACAAGACAAAAGAGTGTTGGAAAAACCACATCCAGATGACCTACCCGAAGAAAGAGCGCGTCTTATTCTTCAACAAGTATATGAAGAATATCTTTATAAAGAAAAAATGAAGAAAATCCTAAGTTTAGTATAAATTTTTCATTTGTTTTAATTAAAATAATCATTTCTATTTCAGATTATTCCAATAAATTGTAAACTTATTAAGTTTCCGTAAAGGAAGCGTTAATATTTAATCAATTTGGAGAAAATATGATCAATCTAGGCGCCCCCGTAGAGATCAACCCTAATGCACCTGTTGTAGTTGTACATCAGCATATATTCATGGAAGAGGAATTCGAAGAAGCAAGAGTTGCTTTACGTGAGGGGATCAATGTTGCTATTAATGACGAAGAATTAGGACTTAAGAAATCAATCTACGAAAAGATAGATTCTATTGTAGAGGAAAATATATCCATTATTCTAGATCCAGTGAAAGAATGTAACAAAAAAACGTGTCCTCTAACCGCACCTTGTACTAATAAGAGTCTCGATGTTTGTGTGGAACCTACCATAAAAAAACTTATCAAGAAATCCACTAGCAAATCCATTGATAAAACTACAGATTTGTGTGTATATCCTCTCGCTGACAAATCAGTAAAGGTAGCGCAAAAATCTACACAGAAATCAGTAGAGGGAACACGGGCGCTACTTGATCGATATGTCCCTGATTTTCTAAAGTTTTGGGCATAGCAATATATGTTAAACGAAATTACATGCACATACAGTACCATCCCATTTGAGGATGGTACTTTTTTCTCACAGGAAATTTTCCAAGTAACCGAATTGGCGAAAACTTGGGTAATTAATGGCTTCGCAATTCAGTTGTTTAGACAAGGGCAAAAGATCTATTACGAAACAGTAAAAATAGATACTGGTAGACTTTTCATTCATTCTCCCATTCCATATTCTGGATGCCCGGACAAAATCATGGAAGGATTAAAAAGACGGCACCCATTGCTTATGCAAAATGGAGAGGTTGACTTTAGTCCCCATTGTCATACATGGAAAATCCATGAAAATGCTGCTGCTTTAGTCAATTATAATAATGATCTGATATGGAATATATTCTCATCGGTAACGAGATATAACACTGCGTATTCGTTCAAAGATATTACCATTCCTTCCAAACGATGCCATTCTGCGACAGTAGATTTCATAGAGAGTCTAAAAACAGCAGATATAAGAGAAGTTGGAAATATATTAGCGAAAGAATTCATAGTCACACGAATTTTAGATGAAGCAACTCTCAAAAAAGAAGCAAAACAAGTTGAGATGTTTAAGAAGAATTTCCATACTAAAGAGAGTGATGCTTATGCATCTTCATCTTCCAAAAAATCAGCTCTTTTTGGAGCTGCTGGCGGTTGGTTAACATCTACCTATCTTATGCAATCGGTACCAGCTATAGTAGCTTCTTCTTCTGAGCTCGGGACACTAGCATATTTTTCTGCCATAGGCACAGGATGGGGAGTATTTATTGTGGGTGGTTGTGCAGCTGCTGCTTATTACGGACATAAAAAACCTATTCATGAAGCAGAAGAAGAACTAGAAAAAAGAACTAAACTTCCTCCAGAAAGACCAATATATGTAGAAATAGAACCTTTCAGTGTGGCCAGTCGAATAGATAAAAGAATCCGAGTAAGCAAATTTACGTGGGCTGTAATGATTACCACAGGGCATGATGGATTATGTGGAATGCATGCTTCCATTCTCATCGAAGGGATAGCAAATGCAAGATTTGCATTTGGGAAAAGAATTGAGACTCCTCCTGGAGAATATTTTATGTGTCAGGCTCATTTAATTGCTC